CTTATCAGAAAATCGATCTGTTTATTGTTATTCCTGAAGGAGAAGGATACACAGATTTATTACAATTTTTTGACAAGTTTAAAGTTAATTTTACTATTGCTACTTTCCCAAGTTGGAATTTAGATTTAGTTCCTTACTTTCTTACTATTAAAAAATTACATCTTCTAAATATCCAACCTGAGAGAATAATTAACTTAAGTACAGATAGAAATCCTGGGTTTTTTCTTCATAAACCTCTTCATGAAATTCCATCTGGTTCTCATATGGAAGATAATTTGGTTAATATTGATAGACTTAATTTAAGTATTCTCAATCAGTTTATTAGTATGAATGATAAAATGAAATGGGATAAAGAATGTTGTTATATTGAAAATTACGACTATTTATTAAATTTGATTCATTCATATCCATTTGAACAAATTTTTAATAGAGTTCTTAAAATACCTAACAAATATCATAATTTAGTAACTGTAAGGTGTTCTCCTAACGATGCATTGGAAAGATTAGTGGGATACATGAAGCCAAGAATAAAAGAATCAAAAACACTTTATATTCTTGATGTATCAATAGATACCGAAGAAGATATAAAAAGATTAACAAATAATGTAAAGTACTATACTGGAGGAGAAATTATGATTTTCAATAAAGGTGAGATTAAAAGCATTAATCTCAGAGAAACAAATTGTTCTTATTACTTCCTAGCTCCAAAAGAAGCAATTAAGAAGCAAATTTGGTCTAGTGCTTTCAAAGAAGTTAAATCAGAAGACTACAGTAATTTTATTTTTTCAGATGAGAGTTTTAATGTTGAATGTAATATTGATGAGTTTTTAAGAAGGAGTAAATGTAAAAATTTAACATTTATCAAAAATAAAGAAGGATTTTCAGAATATCTGTTTAGTGTAGTGAAAGAAGATGTCCCTTTATTCTTATCCGAATTAAATAAAGAAAACGCTAAAGTCCAAGATGTTTACAAGAAAATGAATTTCATATCTTTATGGGAAGAAAAGTCTACAGAAAACGACGATGAAATAATTTTAGAATATCATATGGTAGATTATGATGATGGGTCTGATTTTTCTTTGGTGATAGATGAGTAATTGTTAGAATAATTATAAATAACTTTATAATTATAAAAATGTCTACTGATCCAAAATATTTAGGCCCGGGGTATTGGGCATCCTGGCATTTAAAATCCATTCATGCCGATACAACTAAAAAGAAAGCTGAAATAGCTAGAAATATTGCTCTTGATATTGCTAATTTTCCATGTCTAAAATGTAAAAATCATGCTAAAGAATATGTTTCCAGACACCCTCTCATGGATGCTGTAAGGGATAACAATAAATTTTCTATGTTTAATTGGACTGTTAATTTTCATAACGAAGTCAATGTCAGATTAAATAAGCAAACCTATTCTTTAGACGATGCTAAAGCTATGTGGACAGGGGACAAAAGTTTTTGTGTTGAAGATTGTGATCAACTAGATGTTAAAAAAGAAGAAGAAGAGAAAATCAGAAAAGAAGAAATTAGAAAACAAGTTATGGAAGAAATGCGAGAAGAAATTAGAAAACAAGTTATGGAAGAAATGCGAGAAGGAGTTATTTCAGAAGTTGTTGTAGAGAGTCAGCCACTTCCTGATTCTATTAAAATTGGTAAGATGTTAATTAAAAGATATTAAATGTAATATACTTTATATTTAATTTAAAGCTCTTCTGTTATTTTTTATCTGCCATAATGATATTAAAATCATATGAGACATAGTTATAGAAACTATTAATGGTATTATTTCTTTGTATATTTTAAACTTCCATGTTAGGTTGGTTAAACCTATGGAGCAAGAAAACCAAATTTTAATAGGGGTGATACCGTATCTATTATAAAATTGTAATAATGAAAGAGGTACATGTATTGTTATCATATATAACATTATTGTATGGTAAACTGTCAAATTAATATTAATTAAAAAACTTAGTATTGAAAATATAATTAATTTTTTATTCTCGGACAGAAAGATTGCAGCTATAGATATTAATCTTAAAAAGGTAATAAGTTCTAAGAAAAAGAAAGAAGACATTGGTGACATCCCAAACAAATAGAGAGTCTTCATCCAAACTTTTAACCCGTCTGTACATTCTACTGTATTACATAAAATATAGCAACCTGTCCAATTTACTAAACCACTTCTTTCTCCTGTAATTATTTGAAAATCTTTTCCGAAGTGGTAGCAAGATAAAATATAAAATAATAAGGTTCCTAATTCTGGATTGATTAACATAAAACATCTGTAAGTTCCAATACTTGCCAGATATAATAGTAAAATATTTAATTTTCTGTTCATGACAAATATATCTAGAAATCCGTGAGCTAAAACCGACGAAAGTAAAAAATCTCTGATCATTTCTGATTTAATAAAAAAATTATTAAAATGGAAACCTGTTTAGATTTTAACAATGTTTTAATTAAACCCAAGATGACCAAACTAACATCTAGAAAAAATGTCAATTTGATTAGAGAATTTGATTTTAAATATTCTAATCAAAAAATAAAATGTTTACCTATCATGGCTTCTAATATGGATACAGTTGGTACTTTAGAAGTTTTTGATACTCTCTCTAAATTTCAAATGATGACTTGTTTTCACAAGTTCGTTAAAGTTGAAGAATTTAAAACACATAGAACTAATCTTTGGGGAAAGGAAGATTTATTTGCTGTTTCAATCGGATTTAATGACAAAGATATTAAGAGATTAGTAGATATTTCAGAGGAGATTGATTTTAAAATGATTTGTATTGATGTAGCCAATGGTTATATGGAAAAATTTGTAGAGTTTTGTGCTAAAGTTAGAGATCATTTTCCTCATAAAATTATTATTGCCGGAAATGTTGTCACTAAAGAAATGACTCGAGAGTTAATTTTGAACGGAAAAGTAGATATTGTTAAAGTTGGTATTGGAAACGGAAGCGCTTGTACCACCAGAATCAAAACAGGAGTTGGGATGCCTCAATTAAGTGCCATTCAAAGGTGCTCAGAAGAAGCAAAAGAACACGGCGGGAGAATTTTGTCCGATGGTGGAATCACTTGCCCTGGTGATTTAGGAAAGGCTTTTGGAGCTGGTGCTGATTTTGTTATGATTGGAGGTCTTTTTGCTGGTCATGATGAAAATCCAGGAGAGGTTATTGAAGAAGACGGTAGAAGATTTAAATTATTTTATGGGATGAGTTCCTCTCATGCGATGAAGAAAAATTATAATAAGGTTAATAATTATCGAACTTCCGAAGGTAGATGTTTAAAAATACCATACAAAGGAAAACTTACAGATACTGTGGAGGATTTACTTGGAGGTCTTAGATCTACTTGTACTTATACCAATACTAAAAATTTAGAAGAATTAGAAACAAATGTTGAATTTATGCTGGTTCACAATCAGTTTAATTCTTCATTATTATAATTACCTAAAAATGAATTTTTAAAAAAAATATTGATAACAAAGGTCATCACAGCTACGATGGATTCTGATCTTTTGGTATACATCGTCACAGTTTACGTGTTCAACACCTTGGGCGACATCGAGTACGGTGAGCACGAGGTCACCATGTGGGAGGAGATTCCCTCAGCAACCACCATAGTCCTCATGACAAAGTTTGATGCTTTTGTCGCCGCCAGGAAGTTGGCAAACGCCAACCCACGTGAGCGCGTAGTCATACGTGAGTGCGTTGTTGGTCAGGATGACCAGATACGAAGCTGGTCCAATTACCCAGACTCGGACAAGTTCCTCCGAGAGACTGTGGTCGATAGCTATGGTGCCAACGGCGAACCACGTGAAATTCCCGGGCAGGAGGACAAGACTGCGTTGGTCTACACGGACTAACCAAAATATTCAATATTTTATATTGAATATTATGCCATTAATTCATTAAGAGCCGAAGTAATTTCGTCTACTCTCTCAACTCTTCTTTTAGAAGGAGGTTGAATAATTACTTCTTCTTCCATTTCTTCTTCTGAAGAAACTACTTCTTCTACTTGTCTCTTGACTTCAGGAAGTTCCCCTACCTTTAACTTCTTAACTTGTTTTTTAACACCCTCTAGCATGTGATTATGAGAATGAACAGTTTGAATATTCTCTTCTATTCTTTGATTTAATCTAGTGAAAACAACATTAGATCTTTTGTTATTTTCAGAGAAAGCTGCCTTGAAATCTTCTAACTCTTGTTTCATCTGAAGTAAAGAAGAGTTAGTTTCATTGAGCATTCTAATGGTATAAGCGGTCAAACTTAATAACCCAGCTGTGTTTATCCCACCCAGTACCAGAGCTTGTTGTTGAGGATTTTTAAACATTTTTAATATAAATTTTTTAAACAATGAATCTTTTATCGTAAATATAAAATGAGTAACAATGATGACATTATAATATCTTCTAAAAAATATTCTAAGTATTTAATTGAATATTTTCTTTTGAAACTACAACATGTTTACACTCTATCCGTCCTAATTACTATTTCTGTTTATTTTTTCATGTATAGGTCAGGAGAAAAGATACCACAAGACTATCTCATTGTTTTTATTGTCCTAGTCATTATCGGAGTTGTTTTTTCTCTTTTTGCGGGAATACATCACTGGCTTAAAAATGGTGACAGAAAAAAAGACCTTGAAAATAATTTTGCAGATGCCGATGATCAAAAAAGTGATTTGATAGAGACATGGTTAAAAAGATCTCAATTTATAATTGTGTCTGTTTTCTTCTTAGCTACTTCGATCATATGTATCATTAAATTAAATGCTTCTACTTTTCCTTCTAGTATGTCATACGGTTTGGCCATACCTTCTTTATTTATATTTTTGTATACACTTTTTGTATTTGTCTGGAGTTTTTATTACACGTCCGAAAGAAGTTTTAAGGTAGGAATTAAATCTCAAGTTCTGAAACCCAAAAAAGCTACAGATATAGCTCAAAATAGTTCGACGAATATATTTTAAAATAGATAAAAGAAGATTTGAATTATAAATGTCAATTTATATTAAAAATTTTAAGACTAACAGTATCCAAATAGAAAGTAAATTGAGAGTTAGTTCCTTTTTTCCAGAAGGTCTGAGAAAAATTATTCAAAATATCGTTCCTGATAAAAATTATGTACTCGGTGTTTGTTATAGTACAGGAGACGGACAGATATGTATTAGCGGGCACCCTAAAATAGGCGAAACCTTAGAAGAGGGAACATGTAGAGAATTAGAAGAAGAACTTTGTCTCAGATCTAAAAATATTTTAAGACCTTTAGAAAAAGTAGGTCTGAATACTTATTATTGTTTGAATGTCAGAGACGCATTTTTACGTCAAAATAAAGAATTGAACAGGAATAAAGATATTCCAGACAGATCAGTTATTTGTGTTTACGGAACAGAAAAAGATATTTTACTCTATCTGGCCAAAGTAAAATACAATCCTAACAACGATGATGGTATCTCTTCTATTTGGAGTACCAGCAGAGAAATTATTCTAAATTACTTAGACACCGGTAAAGGTGATTATTTACATACTATATATTCTAGTTTTATTTTCAAATAATTATTACTGATTCTGTAATAATTATAAATTTTTATACTCACACAAAACTATTATAATACTTCTATTATCTTTTTGTCAAAGAACAATAAAATGTAATAGTAAGAAGAATAAGAATACTGACAATATTTCATTCGAATAAATTCTTCCGATTTACCTTTAATATTTTTAAGAGATTTTAAATCTTCATAAAGATTTTCGTAATAATTTTCGTTAGATTTTGAAAATTTTCCGTTTTTGTAATTTAATATTGGTAATTTTTCAACTTCTTTTTTCATTTCTTCTGTGAATGAATTAAAAATCTTGATGATTTCATCTAAAGTGCTGATAAAGGATAAATTATCCATTTCTGATATTTCTTTCTTGTCTTTTAATATTTCTGATAATTGAAATACAGATTCAAAAAATAATTTAAGTTTATCATTGTTATTTTTCTTACAGTATAGTATAGAGGAAGTTATGATATGACAGTATTTCTTAATATATTTAATTACTCTTTCTAAGTCCTCATAAAAATTATTTCTAGCTATGTTAAGTAATTTTTCAATTGAATTTTTGTATTTGCCAAAAACAAGTTCATCATTAAATTTTTGTACCAAATGAGATATTTTAATTTTTTCAAAATTAAATTCATGGTATTTTCCATAACTGACAATATCTTTTTCTGTATCTTCTTCGTTAAAATCCAAACTCCCTTCGTAAAAATTATCTTCTTCCAGACTTTTGTTTAGTTCTTCTTCTGTTTCAACATCAAAATATTTTTTAATATTTTGTAGAGCTTTGAGAGAATACATCTCTTTAAATTCTGGTTTCCAAAACTTGTCCAGTTTGTAAAAAAGAGGATTGATAGTGTTTTTCTTTTTAAAAATATCTTCGAACGGATATTCCTCTATTTTTTCTCCAGACAAACATTTTAACAATACATCCGGGTGACTAGATTCAGTAATATCTAAATTATAAAATTTGAAAGCATATATTATGGACTGTTCGTTTGATAAAACAGAATGAGTGATAATGTAACTGGTTGTGATAGATTTAGATAAATTATCTAGACTTGAGATTTCAAATTTAAAATCTTTTTGATCAGTTTTATTTTTGTTTATTTTTATCAATTGAAACTGATCAAAATGAAGTAATTTATTTTTTACCTCTTCAATCAGTTCTACTTTTGGTCTAATCACATTTTTTACTTTTTCATACAGAGTTTCTATAGTATCCTCTCTGGATGTTTCTAAAGATAATTCTAAACATAATCTATATAACATACAAATGTCGAATGAAAAAGGAGATGTGTTATTTCTAGATCCTATTTTTTCTATTTCCAGAGAAGGAGACTTTTGAAATTGTAGAATATTTTTCACTGAAGATATCAAATTTTCAACAGACCATGGTTCTTCTAAGTCTGTCACAAAACAAGTTAATTTTAAAATCTCTTCCTGATCGTAGTCTTCTTTTTCTTCAAATTTTACAGAATATTCTTCTATGTGTTTTTTTATCTTTTCGTATTTTTTCTCTATCTTTTCTTTGTCAATATTTTTTCCTGTAGTGTTAAGTAAAAATATAATAACATCTAACGGAGTATTATCTTTTATTACAATGTCAGAAACTCTGGATATATTAATTAACATGTTTTTAAATTATTTCTTTTTTAAAAAGATGGGAGGTGGACCTAGTATTTTTCAGAATAGTTTTCAAAGTATAAATAATGATATCCTTCAACAATCAAAAGAAACTTGTGTCAATGTTTGTGTACAAAATGAATCTCTGACAGAGATATTCATATCAAATTCAGATATATCGGGTTCTGTTAATCTAAAAACAGGTTGTATCATATCCGGAGCAAGTTGTATTCAAAAGGCGTCTCTAAATGACAGTATTATAAATTCTCAAAAAAATCAGATGTCGGCTAATATAAGCGAGACAGCAGGTCTACTAACAATTCTAAACGATCTTGCGACAATTGGTCAAACACAAACTATTAATCAAAATAATTATCAAACAACAACAAATGATATCACACAAAGTGTTTCTTCTGTATGTAATTTTAGAAATGAAAGTAATGATAACACTAATGTAATAGATATTACAAATGCTAATGTCAGCGGTGCTGTGAATATTAACAAACAACAGGTTATTGGAAATAGCAGATGTGTTCAGGTTAACAATATAAAAAATTATTTACAGAATTCTCAAACAAACACTATGAAAGCTACAATTACAAAAACAGGATGTTGTGCTAATTTGTTCAGTGGAATCATTTCTATTATATTTCTAGCATTAGTTGTTAAACTTTTAGCAGGTATGATAGGCGGTAACAGCTCTGCTGACAAGCAATGTGATCCAAGTCAAAACACAGAAGGTCAAGATGAAAATGCTTGTCAGACATCACCTGGTCAGGATACTGACACTGATACAGATACAGATGATACAGATACTGACGCAGAAAATAATCCATATGTCAAAGCTTATAAAAACAAAAACACAAATCAGAATTGAAAAATAAATTATTAATAATTTATAAAAAATGGACCAATTAGAAGTTTTAGTAGACGTTCCTGACGAGGAACAAGAATTTACTCCATACATAAACATTGAACAGTTAAAGAATATTAAAGAAATTTCTCAGGTATTTCTTAAAGTCAATAATTATGATGCTTCAGATGAACCAGATGTTTCTGATCTGACAGAAGAACAATTTATCTCATTCATAAAAAATAATACTAATGATGAATTAGTAACTAAATTTAAAGATATGTTTGAGGAAAATTTCAGATCTATTATGTCAAACATCTATAAACATAAAGATTCTGACGATACAATTTTGATCTTTTTTCTACCTACCTCGGAATCCAAGAGCACAGTTGGAGCTGACATCATTAAAAATTTCTGCAAGCTTGTAGTGCTTTTTGGTTGTAATGATGGGGTTTTGATTTCAGAAAAGGACCTTTCTCCAACCGCCAAGAGAGATCTTGAAAATACAAACATTAAAAGTAATTCAAGAGAAGGAGTCTACAATGTCATTAGTTACACTGATGAAAAGTTTATCAACATAGTAGATCATTGTTTATCTCCAAAAGTACTGAAAATTTTTAGCGGGAAAGAACTTGAAGAATTTGAAGCTAAAAATAAGGTAGATAGTAATCTCTTTCCAAGAATGTTTGTGACTGATCCAGTTGCTAAGTTTTACAGAGCCAGAGTTGGTGATGTTATCATGATGAGAAGAAAAACCGGAACAACAAACACTCTGATCAGAGAACAGATTGTTTACAGGAAAGTTTTCTATGCTATCGAAAAAGAGAACAAAAAATAATATTTAATATTTCAAATATTAAATACAAAATCAAACAAATTCTTTTAATTTACCTTTCTTTTCTACCTCTACAAGAGACATATCCCATACACATCCACTACTAACATCTATAGTTAAATAAGATGAATAATATCTATAATCTTCAATAATACGTTTTCTTATTTTTCCATAATTTCTAAATTCTATCCCGCCGTAAATTTTAGCAACTTCATTAAAATCAATTAATCTATATTTTCTATCTTCAAATTTTACTAATTTTGAATACTTTTTATATAACTTTTTAACGTTTTCAAAAGAATCAATTACTAATATTTTACCTTTTTCTTTTTTGTCTAATGTTGTAAACATATTTCTTTTTACTTTAATTTCACAAACTACTTGGTTTTTAACTTTTTCCATTTCATTATCCTTGAACCAAAAATTATACCACTCTTTACCTAAACTATACCAATAACACTTGGGTTTAAAATCTATTATCTGTTTGTATTTAATATTTTTATCTAAATCGCAAGTTTTAGCAATTTTATTACGTCTTGGAAATCTCATTTTATTAAACAATAATAAAATGTTAATCTTCGATTTCTAATTCAGTTTCTGGTTTCTTTTCTCGTACATGAGGTTTTGGAACAACCACACTCTCTCCATTCATCACTTTCATCCAAGCATAAAATTGACAAACAGCATCTCCTATGTCATCTCCCTTTTTCATTCCTTGTAAACACATAATGAATTTTTCTTCCTTTTTACTTTTTCTTTCTTCCAACAAAGAAATGGCTTTTTCTCGACACCATTTTTTATAATCTGCTTTTTTCATTCCCTTTGGACAATCTAGTAAACGAGTTTTTGATTGAGAATTAAATTCTATCACTAAAGGTCTGTTTCCTTTATCTTTCAACTTATTGATGAAGTAAGTAATTAAATGTTGACCCATTCTAGTATTATCATAACTGATTGACATTTGAGATTCGATGATGATATAATGAGATGAAGAAAAATATTTTTCTGTTTCTTCTAGTTTGTCTAAAATTTTAGATGAAGAGATGTAATGATTTTCTTCTTTATTAAATTCTAAACGAGCTAGATACAATGAAGTTGTTTCTCCTGTATTTGTATTAACATAGCAAACATAAATTCCGCAATTAACTATTCCAGGGTCGATTGAAGTAATGATCAAATTTTCATTTCTCATGACAGGAGCATCTCTTGTATGAGGATTGAAACTGGCAAACGGGGGTTTTGAAAAACCAACCGGATTATTTTTATTAAATCTTCGATATCTTCTATAAGCCATATTTTCTAGAATATTTTATTTTGGTTATTAAATATTTTAAGAATATAAAAATGGTGTATTATGGATATTCATATTTCAGTGTATTTTTTATATTTATTATCTTTTTGTTAATATTTTTGATCTTGTTATTACCAAATTACAAGCAAAGAGATGTAGTTCCTCCGTTAACTTCTCAGAATTATGGTGTAAAATTTCCAGAATCTTACACTTCTAATACCACAGATTCCAATGCTGTCTTTCAAGATTTAATAATCATGGATGGAGAAAGCGGATCGGGGGGATCCGCTTTAGATTTTGGTGGTTCAGGAGCTGATGAGGTACCGGTAGATTTTGTCCCTGAGTATAAATACAAAAACAGTAGAATAACAGGATACTTCGTTCTTTATTTTGTCAATAGTGGTGTGGCATTAACAGCAAAACAAGGATTTTTACTGAGAGTTGTTAACAAACCTCTTGGATTTTCTGAGCCAGGTAGTAAATTAAATAATTACAATAATGGTTGGTCTTCTTTGACCATGTTATCTAGTTCAAATGACGGAGAAGTTCCCTACAAAGTAATTGTTCCATTCAACATACCCTCGGAAGCAAAGCACAAACTTACTGTTCAAATAGCTCCTATGCATTTTACCACATCATCTTTAAATCCAGGAGACCTAGAACTTAACAGTGCTTATGTTTATTACTACTAATATTTCTATAATATATAGAAATATTACGAATTGTCAATCAAATAAATATTATGTTCTCCGAAGTCACCAATTTTGTGATTCAATCTGAGGAGACCATTTCTGACAGAGATGATTTTGATGATACTATAATTTGACATTCCACTGATTTTAGTCAAAGCCTTGATAGAAGAAGAACTGACTTTAGTTTCATAATATTCTTCTGGATCATGTTCCACTTCGATAGTCTGATCTTTGGCTCCCGGAACTTCTCCCCAGCACATATCTTTTGTAATAGAACCTGTTCCGTTTCTCCCTTCAATCTTCATTCCTTTCGGGAATACTTTGAAAGAAGTATATTCAGCATCTCCTCGAGTCATCCCTTTCATGGTTGTACAAAACTGAGATATTTCTATCTTTAAGTTTGGTTTCTCTTCATCTTGATAATCGGAAACATCATAATGAATCTTGCGATATTTACTGGTAGTTAAACGAGAATGCTCTGTGGTCAGACCTTTAATTTCAATAAAAACATCATCGGATAATGTTGTCTTGTAAATCCTGACACTGTTTGATTTAGCGATAGACTTAAAAACAGATTTAACAGTATTAATGTTGAGTTCTTCGATATAACAAGCCGAGTCTTCTTCAGATCCTTTGATGGTAGCCAAATCTTTGTTCATGTAGTATTCAATAATGTCATCGGTGAAAATTTCAATATCGCTAATTAGTTTCATAGAATCTCGAGAACTAGATGTTCCTGTCCTGATTGTGATACCTGATTCTTTAAAATAAATAGGTATTCCTTCCATGACCAGTTTGTCATAGAGCTCAAAGATTTGCCTAAAGACATAACCATTTGTGATTTCAGCACTGTAAACTGTAATCGGTATTTCCTTAGGGATACTCTCGTGTTCTTGAAGATCGGTCATATTTTAGATAAATTTTCATTAAAAAGATTTTTTTTCTTATGTAGTAAAATCTAATGAAAGATGAATTTGAATAGTCTGAAATTGAAATTAGAAAAAAAAAAGTAGTATTTAAATCCGAGATGACCATGCCGGAAACCAAAACAGGTGTCGGGAGGTTTCCGACACCGTTCGAGTTAGAAGGTCCGAACTCCGTCAAGGTGGGTGGATATGAGGTTCACGCTACCGTCGAGTCTTTTCCGGTAGGGGAGGAAGTCAACTACGAAGAAATTGACTTTGAAGGAACGCCAGTCAGATTTCCTAGAGGTGTCCTTACTCCTGAAAATCTGGGAAAACTTTTGTCAGGAAATCTGTTGCTCCTGGTGGAAGTAGGGACGTTAGGCGGCGAGTTCATGACTACACAGGAAATATTCTTCCCGAAAGAGGGTGAGTGCAGACCTTACATATCTCCCAGGGATGTGATTTGGTTCGTCTGTATGATCGATGACACAGAGAACGTGTGGTACCAGTGTGTCGTGTGAATGACATTTTTTTGGTTTTTTATATATTCATAATTGATATAAAAAACTGATAATTTTTTTCTAAATCGAAACAAATTCTATTGATACGTTTGTTTCAAAAATAATTTACCCCAACCCCAAATAATATTTTTTAATTTAAAAGTGCACTAATAAATTTATATATTTACTTACAATTACCTAAAACTAATTTAATTCCGTCAGAAATTTCCTTTGTCACAAAGGAATTATTTTTAAACCTGCCAGGTGCGGCCTGTCTAAACCGGAAGTAGTTCTCAGATTTTTCAACACCTTTTCCATAAAAGGTTTCTTTAAAATCATGTTTACGAATCCATGATTTCGCTTCTTTCAAGTTATATAAATCTCTGCTTATAAGCACAGATTGAACTTTCAAAGGAGTCTTTTTTGTCATTTTATATAATTAATAATTTATTCTTGTGAAGTAGCTGCTTCTGTGGGTTCGCCTGGAACTTCAGTTTCACCTTCTTCAACAGTTTCTAGGGCTTGAGGTTCTTCTTCATCAATTTCTCCTCTTTCACCTCCCATGGCAGCCTGAGCACTAACCTCTTTAATGATATCTCCCATGGCTTCTAGAGGATTGCCTCCTGTTTTGATACTGTCAGAAATCTTAGAGAACACGTCTCCAAATTCTTTGCTGGACTTTTCATCTCCAGAAACTTTCTGCATCATATCACCAATCTGGTTGAAATCAATATTTCCAAGTAAGTTCTTGATCATTCCCATCGGGCCGCTCTCACTACCAGATCTAGGAGTCTCGTCACAAGATTCTAAAGATTCAGCTAAGATTTTCCGACTGTCATTGATAACATCTAACTGATCTTGTTCGGTAGTTTCTCGAATTGAATGAAAAATAACACTGTAAAGTCCTAGAAGAATCTTATTAGGATAAGGGAGATTTTCTCCTTTTCTCTCCACGCACGCTTTCACAGCTTCTGTGTAGACTTCCGAAACAGGTAAGAAAACTTTAGAAATCTGAAAATAAATACCGTCGGGGTTAGTTCTGATCTTAAAACTACCATCATCTTCTTCTTCTCTCTTTTGACATTTCAAAAAATCGTCAGAGACTTTACCATTAGCATCGATCAAGGGAGAAAGAAAAGACATAGAATGAGTGTTAAACAACGGGACCACTACCTTCTTCTGGAGGTTTTCAAGAAGAAGATCGTCTTCAGATACCTTTTCAAAAAACGAAGAGAACTTTTCTGTTTGAACATGACAAGCCTGTTTTCCCATCATAATTCTTCCTCTGGAAACATAACTCAATGTTTCTAACATTGAATCAATGAGAAATGTCATAGAGCTTTTGAAGTCAGAAACCATTTCTTGTTTGAAAGACATTTTAAGAGTTTCCTTTTTAAAGAAGTTAGGATATTGTTGAAACAGGAGTTTGAATACTTGAAAAAACTAAAATAGTAAAAAAGATAGTCAGTAAAGGTAATGAAAAAGTGAAAATTTCCCCAGTGTTTCTATATTTAGGAAATAAATAGATAATTGTTCCGCATATTCCAAGAAGAGAAAAAAAGACATATTGAGTATTTTGAGATGAAATATTGTCGTCGGTAATTGTCCATCCGAAGGTAAGAGCAAAAGCTATGAAAACAATATAAAAGAATATCTTTAATTTGTTCATTTTGTAAATTGTCAAAGCAAGAATCAAGAAGTAATCAAAAAGTAGAATAAATAAAGAGACTGTTAACATAACTTTTTTGGTTTTTGAGAGAGAATCTTTGTACAGTCTATCGAAGAAAAGTAAAAACCCTGTGATCATTAAAAATATTCCAATTAAATCTATCTTATCATAGACTAGAGCTTTCTCAGATAACAATATTCCGCAAATAGTATTAAATGGTATGATCAGTGGTGCATAAGATTGTAAAAATACAGAGTTCAACATTTTATTATTCTAATTTTTATAATACAGAGTCTAAATTAGAATAATAATAAAATGGAAGTTATAAATAAACATTATCTGTTGAACGAGATACCTAACAAATTAAAAAGATTAAAAGAGTGTGATATTAATCTAGTGAGAGATGAAAAAATAAAAAAAGATGGTTCTAATATTCCACTAAGTTTAAAGTCAGAACCGGATCCATATTTAATCTTATTTTATTATAACAAAACTGATGTTTTTATTTTGAAAAGATGGAAAGAAATAGCAGAAAATGAAATAAGGGTTTCCTATTCGAGAGGAGATAAAATTAATACCGGTTTTGTTAATTTAGATTATGAAAATAAAATTTTGGAAACTTTTAAAAGTCTTCCAAAATCAAATCCATTTTACTGGGCTAGATTGAAAAAAGATAATCCTAATTATTTCATAATTTTTTACTACAAAACTTTTCCTCAGTATTATTATAACGGGTATGTGAATAGTTTTTTAATAGAGCAAGACTTTGAAAATTGGGAAACAAAATTAGAAAATTCAGAAGATGAAAAGAATAATAAGTTCAGAAATATTTCGGATAAATATGTCGGAGACGAATCTCTTTACAAAGTTATTGAAGATAAAAAATTAATAGATAGTAAAGGGAATCTTTTTACTTTAAAAAAGAATGAAATTTATAAGGTCATTGAAGGGGTAGGTACTAGTGTTGGGATATCTGGACCCCTTAATATTTACAATTACAAATTGAGATCGGAATTTGATACTAAAGAATATGAAGGAGAGATTTATGATTTTGATACATATCTAAAAAAAATAGAAAGCGATACTTCAACTAAAAGAAATAAAAAAGACATTCAATTAGAATTAGAATTTTTCAAAGATACAGAACATGATAAGTTTACTGATTTATTTTTTGATTTAACAGAAGGTAAATTTAGCATCAGTTAATAAGATTATAGTATATAAAATGAGTGGAAAAAGTTATAGTTTTTTACCTTCGGATGATAAATTGATGAGGTTAGAGACATGTGATTTTTATTCTTTTGGCGAAGTTAATAATGATAAAATCTTTCAATTACAATGTTGTTTGAAAAAAATATTAAATCCAATACTGATATTATTTTATCACAACAGTACCCCAGAACATATATTGATCGAATTTTTTAAATCTAGTAGAAATTTAGAATTAAAAGAGGGAGAAGAGAAAGATAATTACAGAAATATTGATTTGAAAAAAGAAGATTTAAAATTTAAATTTGGTAGTATTAATTTAGATTACGAAAGAGATCTACTAGCTACTTTTGAAAACATAGAAACAGGTAATCCATTTAAATGGTTACAAATAGTTCCCGGAGATAAATATCCTTTTATAATTTTTTACTATCAAGGTCTGCCTCAGTATATTTATGAAGGAAGAATGAAATCGGAAAATCTGGTTAGCGAATTTAAAAATTGGTACAAAACATTAATGGTAGATAAAGATGAAAGTAAGGAAAAAAAATTAGATCAGGAAAACGGAATTTATCTAGCTATCACTGATGGAAAAATAGAATATACTTATGTTGATAATACTTATTCTCCAAACAAAAAGACTGAATTTAAATATTTGAGAGGGGATATTTTCAAAGTTATTTTTCTACAAGATTTTGTTGTCATGTCCAAAGATTTAGACATTGGTACAGATTATTTACCTTACACAACAGAAATAAAAGATGCAACAGGTACAATTGTAACTGATAAATTTGATAAAAAAATATTGGATGAAAATTTTAAAAAGGTCAGCGACAGGGAAGAAGAAAAAATAGACCAAGAAATGTTAACTAAATACCAGGAAATGTTTAAAATAAGTCATCCTTCAGGTAAGAAATTAAAGAAAGAAATATACTTAGATTATGATTTCCTGACAACTGGAAATGGAAATGATCAGTTCAGTAAAGATCTGAAAAACGTTTTAATCGAAGGAGGGATGGATAAAGATTTTATAAGCGATAGAGATATAGATGATGCTTCTAATAAAGAAAACAAAACAATGAAAGACTATGAAATATTGGTAAGTAAGAAAATCAAATTAAGACAAGCTCTGAAAACAATCATACGGTATATGAGAGACGAAAATAAGAAGATTAAAAATTTAGAATTATTACTTAAGATAAGAAGATTGGAAGGAACTCTTAAAAAAGATTTAACCGATCTGTTAGACAAAATGGATTCCTACATAGATAAGATTGACAGATTTGTGTTTTAAGTTTAAATTATAAACTTAAATTTATAAAAAATGGATATAGATAGATTAAATGATAATATCAATAGAAGAGAAGAAATCATAAAAGATCTAAATGAATATGTTCTCCAGTTATCTAGATTCACTCCATACATCGATGAAGCAGAATTCAAAGATGTGAAAGAGAGATTTAATATTATTAGGAAAAAAGTGTTAGAAAAATTAGATGAACAAATAGTTGGTGTGAAAAAAGATAAATTAAATGTTCTGAGACTGACTGGTTCTGCTCCGGTGTCAGGGATTATTGAAACACCTGAAGCTATTGCTGTAAGAGAAGAAATGGAGAGAGAATTGGAATTAGAAGAAGCTATTAAAATGTTTAAGAAATCAGAAGGTACTTCAGAAGAAATAAATGCCAGAATAAAAGCAAGTCAGGCTATTCAGAATCTTCAAGTGGCCAAACAGAAAGTTAAAATAGAGAAACAAAAAGCTTCAACTCAAGTAATTTCTACTCCTTCAGCGAATGTAATTAAAACTTCAATTTCTTCATCTACACCTTCAATTGTTGGAACAGTTCAAACTGTTTCAAAAACCAATGCTACGGTTCCTGTCGGAAATTTACCGTGTCCCAGAATACCTGGTTTAAAAAATTTTGGAAATACATGTTTTGCCAATTCTGTTATCTGGCCTTTTGTAGCTTTGGAATGGGACTCAAACTTTTACGGAATAGATAATAAACCTGGCTACAAAAATGGACCATTTTTAAATTTGATGTATGCTTTCAAACATGGGAATTACAACGATGTTATCGACCGGCATTATAAATTTGTCGTAAATCAGGTAAGAAAAGATGGTCAATTCAGAGGAAATAGTCAACAAGATGCTCATGAACTAATAACTTGGATTTTTAGCAAACCAGAAAACAATAATTGGATTACTAGATTCGGTGTTAAAGTTTTAACAGAAAGAAAGTGTGATAATCCAGTAGGAATCAGTGAGAAAAAATCAGTTAATCAAGAAATACAAATACCTGTCTCTAATTTTCCTGATAATACAACTCTTAACACATTATTAAAAAGTAGAGAACAAATAGAAGTTATAGACGATTCTAATAAATTTCGTGATTTGAATTGTGTTTCTGGAACAGAAACAACACAGGATAAATTTATCAGTTTTAAAAATGTAATAATGATTCAGTTAAAAAGATTCAAAACCAATACGGGAGGGATTTTCAATGATAAAATAAACACTCTCTTTGACATGCCCGAAGTTTATAATTTTGGCCAGCATCTGACACCTGCTGTCCCTTCCATTTACACGTTAGTCGGTTTCATTACTCACATGGGAGGAACTGGTGGAGGTCATTATGTGGCTACTATCAAAATTAACGGCGAGTGGATACATTACAATGATAACAGTACTCCTGTAAAACAAATTAACACTAAGGCTTTAAAAGATGCTAAAGATGCTTATATTTTTTTCTATAAGTCAGGGGGAAGTGTCGGCTCTCTAGCTGCGTCTGGTAGTCCAGGAGCTTCCTTAATATCAGATCCTGAAGGTGTTATTATACCAAAACCAAGTATTTGTCCCAATTTTTATGTTATAAAAGGCGGTAAAGGTATTTTATCCGGTTTAGATTCCAAAGGAGATTTTAAGAATATCATTATAGTAGATCCCTCAGGTACTGCCTTTTTAAACGGATCTACTGTCTATAGTGGCGGAGGTCTGTCGGGGGAAATTTACAATTTTTTTAAAACAGGAGGAGTGAAAATGGAAGGACAAGATCATGGATTGGGAAATATAACATATGGTCAGACTATGATTAATGAAGGCCCTTTCACACCGACCATAAAATTCATGATACATGCTACAGGTCCTGATGGAAATAGATCACCGAATAATAAAGAGGGAATTTTTTATAAAACTTTGCAAACAACAGTAGAAAATATAAAAACATCATTGCTGACAAAATTTGGAGAATTAAATAAAAACACGGAACTAAGAATACCACTGATATCCAGTTTTATATACGGAGGTCCAGTAGTAAAAAATAATTTAAAAACATATATGACAAATTACATAAATTACTTACAACGAGAATTATGCAATGATTTAAAAAACATGAAAGTAGTGGTAGCTTTATATACAGGAGAAGAACAAAAAGAGTTTGATGAATTATATCGAGGTAGAATGACATCTTCCCCTATAAGAATAAGAAAAAAAATATCGCCCACTTCCAAAATACTAAAAGATAGAAAGAAAAAGAAGCAGATGATTAGTAAGTTAAAAAAGAATA